TACCACGCACCACGAGTGGAATTTGCATTTATAGATTGGAAATTTAATGTTAGACCCACCCACATGGATCCATCTGAATTAGATTTAATATCATAAAATGTAACAGGAGGTGTAACAATTGTTCCAACAAAAGATGGAAACCAACTATCACGTACTGCAGTTAGAAGAACTTGTGAACTACCTTGTTCAGAGATTGTAGGTACAGAATCTCGAATTGGGAGATCAAATTCTTCTATAACTGTGTAATTGGTACTGATACCTTTTACAATCTTTACTAGATATACTCCTTTTTCAGTAGGAGTAAAGGTGTAGGTACCACTACCCGGATTGGTAGTGGAGGGGGCTATAAAACTTGTTAATGGAGCTGTTTCATAGATCATTATGCCAGATGGCGCTACTACTACTACATCAAGATCGTTTACAGTTATCGTTAATGCTGTTAGCTTAAATGTGTAGTTGATAGTGAGTGCGGCATCAACAAGATACATCCTTATTCATCCATAGTACTCTGTGCTGATTGACGAGTAGCAATTTGCTTTAGTTCTTCAGAAGTCAAATCAGGCAATTCTTCAATTGCAAACTCAGGAACTAATTTACCTTTACGTACTTTTACACCATTTTGAGTAACAGTATGAAAAACTTGGCACTGTTTTTCACGAAGCATTTCGAGCATCATACGGGGAATGTGCCAACCATTCTCAGCATTATAAGGAACAAATTTTCTTAGTGTCCCAATTGTACGATTCTGCACTGTAAAGATTTCACCATTCCATTCACTTTTATGTGGATTCATACATGTAATACGAACTCGAACCAACTCAGTTGCAAAGTTTTTACGTATATCAGCTTCTGTATTTAGCCGTTTCTGACGTGATTTTTCAGTTTCGTCAGCATAATTTGGAGCCTTACTTACAGGTTCATTGGAAGTAGGAACAGCTTTAACAGGTGTTTTCTTACTTTTTTTCTTAGCTTTCTTTGGTTTCGCTGGGGGTTCATCGGCCTCTACAGTATCGTCTTCAATGGGTGTTTCACCGCTTAATTTCGCGTTAACCATAGCAGCTAATTTAGCTGTACCGATACGAGGATGGTACTTTAGCCCCATGAGATCTGCTCTTTCTTTCAAAAGGTCTAGTTCACTAGGCGTATTAGTTTCTTCGTCGGACATAATTACCTCAATAAATTAAAAAGCCCTCCTAGCACAGAGTCTAGGAGGGTTTATCAAGACTGATCAGAACTTACGCTTCTGCAATTGTCTCAATTCGGGCGATCCACTCAGGACGCAGTACCATAAAACCGTAGTACCACTTAATTGAGTAGAATCCAGTTTCACCGTAAGGATCATTCCGATCCGCAGTTTCCCGGCCAGGCTTCTTGTGAGTAATTTTAAATTTCACAGTCTTGCCATTGGTTTGGAATCCAACGGTAGTGAATGAACCAGATCCGATGACCAACATGGGGAACACATCATACTTGTTAACAGTATCGACAACAGTACTCAGATAACCAGCATTAGTAACAGCATTAGCCCCTTCACCAGCAAAGTGCATCATTTCCGGTACAATAATAAAACGGAAATGGCCGATAGCACCAATTTCACCAGTTGCAATATTCCCAGCTTGGGCGTACTGCTCAACAGGAACAAATGCTTTATTACTGTGGAGGTCAACCATGCGTTCCAAAGTAGGAATCATTTCTGAACCACAATAAATATATCGGGCTGATCCAATAGTTCTGGTATCAATATTACGAGAACCACTGATGAGAGTAGTAGCTTTAGGACAACGGTTGTTATCCAATGTAATTGCCAACTTCATCAAGTCTTCGTAAATCAGTTTATCAACATCACCTACTTCACCACCGATATCTGCTCGAGCTACACTAGCAGTGCCTGTACGAACCAAAACATTACCTGAAGCCAGAAGATCCCGTTGCAGAAGGTCTTCTACGATCTCATTAGCACCCCGTAGTGATTCACGAGTGATATGAGACAGAAGCTCTGCATCAGTATCAAAGTCCAAGGATTCTTGGGTGTATTCATCAAAGAAACCATATTTCTCGAGTGTAGCTGAGATGGTTTGACGAGTGAAACCAACACGATTAACACGCCCACCGTGCTCAGTAAGAGCAGGCATACGTGAAGTGATGGTACCAACATCCTTTGATGATCCGTACATACGACCGTAAGCTTCGCCTGCAGCCATAGTAGTACTATCAAAANTTNGATCCGCTTCAGCAAGTGCTTTGGTTGCAAAACCAGTAGTACTGTTATTTGCAATCTGTCCTGCAGCAATTCCATCAGGAACCAGAGTACCGGGATTAGATTTATCAAATACACGCCAAGTATTGGTATTTACTAGGAGTTGTACCGCACCAGCATCAATACCCTGATCATTGATGTTTCGATCATCCAGCAGAGGCATATAGTGATGCTGCTTAATGGTCTTACCCATATGCTTGGGCATAGCACGAACGTCAGCAAGCTGACCAAAATAGCGTTCCTTTACAAGCTCAATAAGAGCTTTTTTGTAAAAGTAAGCTGGATTAATTTGTGTAGAAGCACCAATTGACGCACTATTACCGTCAATATTTGTGCCATATGATTGTCCTGTTTCAAAGGGCATGATTATTACCTCACGTAATTAAAAAAGTTACCGATAAAGCCCATTCGCAGCCATCTTTTCAAACTCCTCATCAGACATTGAGAGGGGATCGATCATGATATCCGGCTTTGATTTTTTTGAGCCTTTTGTGGAAGCAGCTGCCTTACGGCGAGCATTCCGCTCTTCAGCTACCTTCGGGTCTACAGTGGATTCTTCTACTCTAGTTTTAGCTTCAGTAGGAGCTTGTCCAAAACGACCCTGTTGGTGTAAAACATCACCAACGGTTTTATAAGCGACAATATCAGGAATATCCGTTAGGCGTCCTAACATACGCTCTTTATCCATCTCGGAAACTATTTGATCAAATACGCCCGATTGTACATGTTCGTCAATTACGGTAATAATTCTAGGATCATTGAGAACTAATTTCTTTGCTCTTTGCATCCCATTGATTGCTGATTGCATCAATAGTCTTAGGAAAGGAGTCATTATCCTTAATGTCATCCAAGATTTGGTCTAACTCGAATTGGGAGTCATTGACCTGATGATCCTTTGGTTGATACTCAGATGTTTCAGTATCTATTTCCAATGGATCCATATTCGCATCTTTTAATAGCTTAGTAATGGCACCTGGATCATGTTTTGACGCATCAATCAGGTAACTTAACTTAGTTTCATCAAGAAGATCGTTATGCTCTAACATTTTAATAAGTTTAAGATTGGGCTTTAATGCAGCCATCTTCTTATTGTAGTTAGCACCCATACGCATAAGGGTGATCGCATCATCAACATTATCTACTTGAATCTGTCTACCATTGGCCTTAAAAGGGGCCAGAAGTTTTTCATACTCCTGTTTATAGTTTACATCATCTTTAAGGGGAGCTTTATGAGCTTCCTTTTTAGATTCTTTATCGGATTCATCAGATTCCGCCTTGGCACTGGCGGAATCTTCTTCATCATTACTCTCTGATTCAGCGGAAGACAGTTCTTCCGCTTCAGCGTTTACTTTATTAGTTATTTCTTGTGCTTTTTCATCACCATCACTCAGTAATGGCTCCTCGGGATCATCATCCACCATCTCGTCTGCAATTTTAGCAGCTTCTTTATCCGTATCGGATTCGTCATCCGCCCCCAGTCTACGACTCGGGGCGTCTTCCTCTGCTTTTGCTTGTATCTGAGCAGGTGTTAAATCAACGAGTTCATCATCAGATTGATTTAAAATATCGCTATCAAATCCATCAAGAGGATCCTCATAGACCATATCTTCAGTGTCATCGATGGCTGAGTCAGGCATTACACGGCCTCATCCATCAATTCATTCTGTGTTTGTTCCATTTCATCCATTGCTTGCTGTGCAGTTGCTGCCACTTGTTCAATTTTAGTGAAATAAGCATTTAATGCGCCTAATCCCCAAATTTGNCGATCCAAAGTTTTCTGTCCATCTTCTGTTTGGAAAGCACGATCAGATTTTAATGCACATAGTCGCATTGCTTCATCTTCAAAATATCCTTTTAGGATTATTTGTTTAAACTTTGCATCTTTAAAAAGTTTTTGAAGGTCATCGTTGAGTTTAATAACTGCTCTAGCTTGATTGATTTCAATTTCTAGGGTTTCGATATCATTGCTCATAAGTTATCCTGTTTACCTATTAAGTTAATTAATAGTTGGATTATAAGTTAAAGTTTTTCAAAAGAGAAGGAGCATCTGGCTTCTTAGCCTTTTCTTTTGTATCTGCAACCTTTCCAGCGATATCAAGTTGCTTTAAATTTGTATCTCCTGATAGTTTATGATCCATTTTATCCATTTCTCTATCGTGAGATACACCTTCCTTCTGTTCAAGGAAATTAAGATCTTGTTGATCAGCTGTACTACCTAATTGACGTGCTTTAGCTTGTTCAGTAGCGGTCTTAGCAGTTTTAAGACCAACATCAACTCTATTTTCATCGCCTTTAGCTTTTTCGTTTGCTACTTGAGCTTCTAATAGTGCAACTTCAAGTTCTCTACGTTTTTGTTCAATTGGATCAGGTTTAGGTTGATATTCTTTAATTTGTTGAGCCAACTTAGGCATTTTTCTAAGTCTAGCGATATCAACAAGAATCATCTGGGTCATGTGTGGATCCAGATTATTACCAACAGTTTGTAGCATAAATGCCAGTTCTTGTGCTTTTTCATTGTCTGCTTCTGCTGTACTAATTGATAGCCGTACATCAAATCTACCTGCGAGATCATCACGACGAACAGTAACAAATTCTTCATTTGTAATCCGAATAACTTCTTCATCACTAAGAAATTCTGAATTCATACTAATCATCTTACGACCAACTTGAACAATACCGTCAGCCAATCGACGTAAAATACCTAGTTCCCTTTTACTAGCGGCATCAAGAGCACCACGTACTGCAGTTGCAGTACTTCCTAAAGCAGCACCCGATATACCTTGAGAAAAAGTTTTAACGCCAGTAATTGCTTCAGCTTCAAAATTTTGCATTTGAATCATTTCAAGAGCTGATTTAGGTATCTCAGGGAATGCTCCCATTTGAAATGCTTGGCGAGGGTCAACTGAAGCATTAAATTTATAATCTTCACCTTGTTCAAATTTACGACTATTCGTTACATCTAGTGCATCTTTTCGAACTCCCTGCTGCCCAGCAGCAGATCGGCCCATCATATCAATCATACCTCGAGTAACNGCACCAACAATTTGTTGATTATCTTCAAGTAAAGCACCATCCGGTTCGCCGTAATTTTCCCTAGTTACAGGTAAGTACTGAACCTTAATAAACGGAAGTTTTTTATCAGGGAAGGGGTTACGTTCCATACGTATTTTTACCCCTCCAACCCAAGTAGCAATAAAAGGTTCTACAACTCCAGTATTATTAATATCGTAATAACCCCAATACTCATAAGCAACTAATCGCTTACGGGGTTTATCTTTAAATGTGAAATTACTATCATCNCCATCTCCATCANCACCATCAGTATCNGCTTNTTCAAGTATATTTTTGGTATTAATTTTATCCAAATTTGTATAGCGGCCATCTTTCTTTAATGCAGACAGTGATGCTGTAAATTCATAAATAACAAATTGAGCATTATTAATATCACCTAACGATGTGGGATCCAATATAACTTTGTCATAAGGGCATATTTCAATGGTAGGGTGGTTTACTACTAGTGTTTTTTTACTTACTCGTTTAGTGCCTGTTTGTATGGGTATATGTGGAACACCTGTAGCCATATAACGGTTATGACTTTCTCGTTCTTCTTTTGGTAATTCTTTTTGATACCGTTGAGGTGATTGAATCATCATTTGATGCTTCATCTGTTCTTTTTGAAGGGCAACCTGAGCTTCTTGTTGATTTTGAATTGGTTGGTAATCAAATATAGGTTCATCAAGCGATACCATTCCTTCTTCAGATTTCCATCCAACTTTAATGATTACCGTTCCTTCATCAACTGCAGTACGTACATACTCATCAATAAATTTAATTTTATCGATTCGTTGATTCATTTGATTATTTAAGAACTTGGCTATTTTGTAGCGCCCTCTCTTTGTCTTCAAAGGTAATGGGATCTACCTCAAACATATTATCTGTTGATAGAAAAGGTTCTGATAATGCAGTGTAACGCCATTCAGCTTGCTTACGAATTACTTTAGGTACAACTCGAGAACGATTAATCTTAATCGGAAAGTTTGCTTTACCATCATAATTTCGACGCCAAGCTTCTACATTACTAATATGGGTTTGGTGATCAGGCATAGCTTCTTCTAGATCAGCTTTTAAAGCTTCAAGCGTTGGCTCATTAGCCCAAGAAGTTAGCTTCTGATTAGACTCATTACCCTCAAAGTCAAGATCTTCTGTACTATTAGGGTCGTTACCCTCATCTTTAAAATCATTACTATCTGACATATTCGTATACCTTATTATCCCCAAACTTGTTATAAAGTTTGCAGTGGTTTCCTATGTAACCTGGATCAAGAGTACTAAAATAGATCGGATCTGGGTGTTTATGTAGGAATGCTTTCCAAATAGCACAACTAAGTCGTCTTTGCTCCCATGTAGTAGGAGCTGCAAAAGTTATAAATACAATAAAAATACCTTTAAATGGGATGTTATCTGTATAAAATACATGATGATTTCCAATTGAAAATGCAATAACTTGTTGTTCAATACTTTTCATCCAGTTACGTACAGTCCCCCAGCACCAATCTCAAATGTAAGATCAACTCCGGTCGTAGTAACGTCAAATTGATAATGCACTAAAGGTACTGATGTAGCATTAGTAATAGCTGTAGTATCTGGTGTGTAATATAAAATTGCGCGAGTAATTGTATTATTTGTAGTACCACCCGCTGTAGTAATTGTTAGATCATTTGCGTCAGCATACACTTCTGTACCAGATATTGTTTGACTTACATTAGCCAATAATCTGGAAGCATCAGTACTATAATTTGTGAACGTAGCAATTGCATTACCTGCATCAACTGCTGTTTTAGTTAAATGAGTCTCTAAAACATTATCAGCTTGAATAGTACCTTGATAATAAGCTATGAAAAAACCAGCATTAGCAGGATTAGCACCATCTGCGACACGCTGAGCAAGTTCGTTAATACGTCCTTTAGCGACGATAAAAGTACGGGCAGCCATAATATTAAGTAATAAAACAAATTTGGACAGGAGAGCCTGTAACAGTCTCTACTAAGGTTATTTCAAGATCAGCACCATTAACAGTACTACTCGTGTAACCAGTAGTTTGTATTACGGTACCACCTGAATTTTTAAGATCTATACGGGTAATAGTTCCACCGGGTAGTGCAGTATTATTGATAACAACGATATTAGTATCGGTATAACTATTTGCTGCGGTGCCAATAGTATTAATTGTAAAACATGTTTCAACTTCAACTGTTGCAGGAGCACCTTGTTTCTCTACAACCAGTGATATGTGGTGCTCTCTTCGGTATTTAGGGATAACAACTAAGTTTTCAATTTCAATAATCCAAATATATGCTTTGGCATCCAAAATATCTGTATCAGGTGATGCAAGAGCTGTTTCAAAGTAAAGATCATCTTGTGTCTTTGTTGTAACTACATTATCAATTACTACTGTCCCACCAAGCTTATCAACAACTACAGAACGACAAGTCCAAGTTGGATCAGATAAGGTTTGTACAGCTTCTCCAATAACAAATGGGGATACCTGAAAAGTATCCGTTGTATCACCTTGTTTAATAATAGCTTGTGTTGTACTCATGTGGCTGGCTCAACTATAACAATATCTTCATTAGTAATAACATTAATTTGGAGATTAGTAGTTTTAACAGTCTTCAAGTTTACAGGTATTTCAATGTTAACTAAATTAAATTTAATAATTTCACGTAAGTTAATTTGGTCATCAACTATGCTTGTTTGAGTGGTGATTGTAACATCACCACCTCCAAATACACCCAATGTAGCTATTCCAACTGCAGCTACCATATTTATTGCCTTGTTTGAGTGGTAATACGATTAGGAGTAACTCCCGTCGTATTAGCATTAATATCTATACTACTACCGGAATTAATATCACCATTTTCATTAGTAATTAATGGAGAATTTGAATCAAGTCCCAATCTGCGCCATGTTTCATTTATTTTGGTGTAAGTAGCTTGATCAGTAAGTATGAAGGTTCCCGTCGAATTGTCGGTATATTTCAGATCACCTCTAAGTACCAGCGTTCCATTAGTGCAAGTTGGATCAATATGAACGTGACCATCACCACCTATACTGATTTGATTACCTTGGGTGATATTGAGGTATTTAACCCCACCATCGAATTTGCGTACAACCATACCCATAGCTGCACCATTAAAGTCAATCGATACTGGAACATCCCCCGGTGAACCGGAATTACAATCAATAATANAAATATCTTTGGTTCCAACTGTGTTATCTAGCGTAAAAACTGTTCCGGGTTCTAGTAAGCAATTATGAAAACTTGTTTCATAAAGTGTACTTCCTACTCCGGTCACTGATTGAACATGACAGCCAATAACATTAATAGCCCCGTTGACATCCCCTGTCAGTTCGCAATTGTAGAATTGGGTTCTATGAGTTGAAGTATTTGC